CCTTTAACAGTCGATGAATTTAGAGAAGCTGAAATGAGTGCGTATCCTCACAGACCTTATCCACAACACGACACATGGAAGTAGATTCAATATTTGTAATTGCAATGTTTGTTGCAGCATTTGTAGGCTTATGCTATTTAAGAATGACAATATAAAAAAGGTTGTCATTTGGCGAATCTTATCAATTGTATTGTGCACACTCATGGCCAGAATTTGGTTCGGTGATTGGCATGTTACACTGTTCGGTATTTTTATTTCATTTGTAATGACAATTGTTCATTACTATTTTGAAAAGGCTTGGGATTTTATACATAAATAAACTAATGACTACATTTACATCTGAACAGGATTGGATTAAAGGAATAAATAAATTTCACGAATCTCATTTAATTCGACCAGAAATCACTAGAAGGCCTGACGATTTAATATGGGCTAGAGGTAAGCATTTAAAGAAAGCCTTGAATAGAGTAGAGATAGATGGAGCCTTTTTAGAATTTGGTGTGTTCTCTGGTACAACCGTTAATACTATCGCATCTCACAATAAAGCAATTGATAAAACGGTTCACGGATTCGATTCCTTTGAAGGGTTGCCTGAAGATTGGTTTACTAATAGTACAATAAAACCATCGCATAAAGCAGGCCATTTTGCAAGAGGTTTACCAAAGGTAGAGAAGAACGTAAAACTCTGGAAAGGTTGGTTTATAGATAGTATACCAGAATACTTAGAAGAACATAAAGAACCAATTGCTTTTTTACATGTAGATTGTGATTTATACTCAAGTACTATTGATGTTCTTTATGGATTAAGAGATTATATTGTTGAAGGTACTGTTATAGTCTTTGATGAATTTTATCCGTGGGGTAGAAAGAAGTATGAACTATGGGAAAGAGGCGAGTATAAAGCATTAAAAGAATGGTCGATTGAGTTTGACAGACATCTTGAAGTATTATATCATAGTTCTCATCAACAAGCTTCAATTAGAATATTAAAATGACACCGTTTGATTATATAAATTCAATTAACTTTTCAAAGACAAATCTTATTGTAGATGAAAAGACAGAGAAAGATTATCTACCTTTTATTGTCAATAGAGGTCTAGGTTACTTTGCTGATACAGTTCTATTAGCAAATGAGATGAATCTAAACGGTCAATTAGATAAGAAGTTACAATATGACTTTCTTCGTACCACAGTAAAGAAAAAGAAAAGGTTTAGTAAGTGGTTAAAGAATAAAGATGATGCTAAATTAGATATCATAAAAGAATACTATGGTTATAGTACATCCATTGCTAAACAGGTATTACCTCTATTTGATGACGCTCAGATAAAGGAATTGAAGAAAAAACTAGACAAAGGCGGCAGTTCAAAGAAATAATTATTATAAATATCTTTAATGAACGAAGATATTATAGAATGGACACCGGGTGATATGTTGGAGGTTGCGTTAAACGAACCAGATGACTTTCTCAAGATAAAGGAAACACTAACTAGAATTGGTGTAGCTTCTCAAAAAGATGTGAATACACTATTTCAAAGCTGCCATATTCTACATAAGCAAGGACATTACTTTATCACACACTTTAAAGAACTATTTTTACTTGATGGCAAACCATCAACATTAACAGAGAGTGATTTGGCAAGACGCAATACGATCACTTCATTACTATCAGATTGGGGCTTATTAGATATAGTCAACCCAGATGTTATGGACACATATGCTGACATGAAATACATTAAGATTATATCTCATGCAGACAAAAACGAATGGAACTTGGAATCAAAATATACTATAGGTAATTCCAAAGGTAGAGCGTATTCATAGTATAAATACGATTGTTACAAAAGTAACGTTCTTTAACAATCAAATAAAAAAAATGATGTATCCACATAAAGCAAATACTTGGCTACATTATGCGTTGACAGATGGATTACAAACTAAAGATTTAGTAACTAATAATTCTGTCTATCAGCAATACATCGCAGAACGTGATGAAATAGAAAAACATAAATGGCTTGAATCAGAAAAGGTCGGTAATGATATCGGCTTCGAAAAAGCTCTTATGGATTGGATATCACATCATCGTACTGCATGGCGTAGAGCTAAGCAAATTAAATAGAAAATGAACTGGCCCAATCTTTTTTACAAAGGTTGGGTCTTTTTTGTATAAATATAAGTGAAGATGCACACCAACGTGGTCTTCATACAATTATAACTCGCTTAACAAAGGAGAAAACATGACATACACATACCCAAACGGGACCATCTGGTCCGTAGGATTCGACCAAGTCTTTGATAGACTTGAGCTATTAAATAAACAAACTGCATCATATCCACCTCACAATATTGTGAAACATGATGAAGATAACTACGAAATCGCGATTGCTGTCGCAGGCTTCTCTCAAGATGACCTTTCCGTAGACTACCAAGAAAACGTATTAACAATCTCGTCTAACGCAGTAGAGGAAAAAGATGAGAAAGTATATGTTCATAAAGGTATCGCTAAACGCAAATTCAAGAAAGAGTTTACGTTGGGTGAATACATTGAAGTAGATAGTGCAGACTTAGTAGATGGTATTCTATCCGTTTATTTAAAGCGCAACTTACCAGAAGAAAAGAAACCGCACAGTGTTTCAATCGGTACAGGTAAGAAAAAAGAGTTCCTCGCAGAATAGATTGGTCGGAGGTTTCTTTTAGAAACCTCCTTTTTTCTCTTTACATTTGTGCAGTTATAGTGTATATTATATAATGTATGAATAATTATGTAGACTTCTATACTTCCGTCGCTCGCCGCGGAAACAACATTTTATATCGTGGATACGACACCGAGGGTAAACAAGACCTTCGTAAAATTAAATTCAGACCTACACTTTACGTAGAGTCAAAGAAACCAAACACCGAATGGAAAGGACTTGACGGTACTCCAGTTGAACCAATGCTGATGCATTCGATGCGAGAATGTAAAGACTTCATCACACAGTATGGTGACCTCAAGAATTACAAAATCTTTGGCAATACCAAACACGTTCACGGCTGTATTCAATCTTTATTTCCAAGCAGCATCAATGCTGATACTAAACTTATCAATGTCGTAACGATTGACATCGAGACAGCATTTGACGATGGATTCCCACATCCACGCGAAGCTTCACAAGAGATACTTGCAATTACAGTCAAATCAAGTCGCAACGATAAGTATGTGGTCTTTGGAATGAAAGACTATGATGCTAGCAAAACTGAGGTTGACCTGGATATCGAATACTTTCAATTTTACAACGAGAAGACTATGCTGTCCGCATTCCTAGAGTGGTGGAAAGAACCATTCAATACGCCAGATGTTATTACCGGTTGGAACACACGATTCTTTGATATACCATATATTGTCAATCGTATGGCTCGTGTACTCGGTGAGAACGAAACAAAATATCTTTCGCCTTGGGGATTGATAGAACAGAGAAAGATATTTGTTCAAGGACGTGAGAACATCACCTTTGACATTATCGGTGTTGAATCGCTTGACTATATGGACCTGTTCAAAAAGTTTGCGTATACTTATGGCAACCAAGAATCATACTCGTTGAATCACATATCGCACGTGGTGCTCGGTGAAAAGAAACTAGACTATTCTGACATCGGTGACTTGATGGATTTGTATGATACAGACTTTCAGAAATTTATTGATTACAATGCTAAAGACGTTGCACTGGTTCATCGCATTGATGAGAAACTCGGTTTGATTGATTTGGTAATGACAATGGCTTATATGGCTGGTGTGAACTATTCAGACACACTTGGCACTACAGCAATATGGGATTGCATTATCTATCGCGAACTGATGAAGAAAAAGATTGCAGTCCCGCAACCAAAGAAACATGAGAAGGTCAGTTTTGCTGGCGGATATGTTAAAGACCCGCACGTTGGAATGCACGACTGGGTAATGTCTTTTGATTTAAATTCACTTTATCCTAACATAATTATTCAATACAACATGTCGCCGGAAACACTGATTAACGTCGATGGCGCAATCGGTGCAACCGCCGCGAACGGTGCTACATTCAGAAAAGACAAGAAAGGTATCATACCAGAGATTGTCGAGAAGATGTACGAAACTCGTGTTACCACTAAAAACAAAATGTTAGAGGTAAAGCAACAGATAGAAACTGACGGTAACACAGAGGCACTTGTTCGCGAGGCGACGATATTGGAAAACAAACAGATGGCGACTAAGATTCTCCTTAATTCGCTTTACGGAGCCATGGGTAATATATGGTTCAGATACTTCGACTTGAAAGTCGCCGAAGGTGTGACTCTTACTGGTCAAGCTGTAATCAAACATGCTGAGACTTCGGTAAACAAGTATTTACAAAAAGTAATGCAAGACGATAAAGACCGTGTGATTGCTATGGATACTGACTCTCTTTATGTTTCGGTTGGTGACCTCGTTGATAAGTATTGCAAAGAAGACCCAGTCAAGTTCCTAGACAAATTTGGCAATGAGGCAATCGAACCAGTTCTCGCAAAAGCATACAAACAGTTCGCAGAAGATTCTAATGCTTATGATAATCGAATGGTTATGAAACGAGAAGCAATCGCAGATCGTGGTATATGGACTGCCAAGAAACGATACATACTCAATGTGCACAATAACGAAGGTGTTCAGTATGCCAAACCAAAAATCAAAGTGATGGGTATCGAAGCCGTCAAGTCATCTACTCCTGCTATCTGCCGCGATGCTATGAAAGAGATGTTCAAGATTATTGTACAAGGTGACGAGAAGAAGACACAGAATGCTATCGCAGACTTTAAAGACCATTTCAAAACACTAACAGCTGACAAGGTTGCTTTCCCTCGTGGTGTAAGTAGTGTGACTGATTATCAAGACTCACGAACAGTCTATCGTAAAGGAACACCTATACATGTTCGCGGCTCGTTAATTTACAATCATCTGTTAAAAAAGCACAACTTGACGAAGAAATACAGATATATAACAAATGGTGATAAAATCAAATTCGTCTATCTGTTGAAAAGTAATCCTACCCGCGAGAATGTCGTCTCATTCGCTGACGACTATTTGCCTAGTGAAATCGGCCTATCCGAGTTCATTGATTACGATTTGCAGTTTGAGAAAACGTTTTTAGACCCGCTAGACATCATACTTAAATCAATCGGCTGGTCTGCCGAACCAATCTCAACACTAGAAGACTTCTTCGCATAATGGAAAACATATTAGGATTCGTTTACAACTTCTGTTTCATCAGCTGCTATTGGCCGCAGATAATCAAATCATTAAAGACTAAATCGGTAGAGGATATTAGTCTAATGCTTTATGTATTATCAGTGATAGGATATGCAGCCGCAACATCTTATGCGATAATGAGATTTGGATTAGACTTTTGGCTTCTTGCCAATTACATACTCAGTGGAATATCGGCAATTGTTATGATTGTTGTATTTTATCTGTACAAAAGCAAATAAATGTGGTATATTATATTATGAAGAAAAATAAAAAATTGAACTGTGATAATCACGACCTCCTCGTCAGAAAAGACTTCTGGCTTTCAATGGGATTATATGCTGGGATTATCATAGCATTATTAACCTTAGCAGACAAATTTTAATATGGGTAAAGGAATGGAACCAAAGAAAGGCTATAATGATAAAGCCTATAAAGATAACTACGATGGCATTGATTGGTCAAGCACTCGTAAGAACAGCAAGGGTTATATGAACTCTGCTACTAAAGTACACGAAGATAAACGTGATAAAATTTTAAATGATATTCAACAAAAGGAGATTGAAGAAGAACTATGACGTGGGCTAAAGATATAACATGCATGCATTATCTATACAAAATGCAAAAACCCGTAGACGAGATGTCTAGAGAAACATTGAGACAATTTCTCAATTTTAGAGTAAACTTCATACAAGAAGAACTTGATGAATTAAAAAGTGCAACCGAATCAGGTAAGCCTATCGATGCAGAAGAAACAGTAGATGCTCTTATTGACATTTGCGTTGTCGCAATCGGTACACTTGATTTGTTTGGAGTAGATGCAGATAAAGCTTGGAAAGAAGTATTGTGTGCTAATCTACAAAAAGAACCAGGTGTAAAAGAAGGTAGAGATAATCCATTAGGACTACCAGACTTAAAGAAACCTAAAAACTGGTCACCACCAGACCACAATGGAAATCACGGAAAATTTGGAAGACTATGAGTGAAAAAAAAGTAAAAGTAGGAAAAAGCGACGAGGTTTATTTCAAGACCACGACTAATTATGAATTAGAAGTTGATGGTAAACCTTTGACTATTCGTTTAGAAGAAGATTCTAACGAAGGTATATTATGGTATCTGCATGACGAAGGTTGGAGTGAATCCCCGCCTGATTGGATTGTTGATTTAGGTGAAGACGAATGGGGCTCTCTTAAATTTGAATCATTGATATGGGAATCAAGTTTAAGTAGTTGCGTCGAAGGTGAAGAACTTATTATAGAAGAATGAATCTAGTAGTAGCGTTAGCAGGAGGTATACTATTTTGTTTAGTGATAAATAGTTTACTTAATTGGTTTAAAGATTTAGCAAGTGAAGATAACCAAGATGGTTGGTATGATTGAGTTTACGGCATTTCCAAGTATATTTGATAACAAGACACATCGTCGTTATACATTTGAAGATTGGAAAAAGTTCACAGAGGCTCTATTCAGTATGAGTAGAACACCTGGATTTAAGCCAAAGAAAGGTGAGTATTCAAATAAGAAACCATCACCTTTAATCACACCAGCAGTTTATGATAAAGGTACCACTCGAGCAAATGTTAATGTTCTTAAATGGGCAGGGTGGTGTGCTTTAGATATTGATGAGTATGATTCGACCTTTGAAGAAGCCGTAAAAGGATTTAAAGACTATGAATATGTTTGTTATTCTACTGCTTCATCTTCAAAAGAAAAACCAAAGTTTAGAGTTGTATTTAAATTAAGTGAAGATGTCGAAGCAGATAAAATCAAACACTTCTGGTATGCATTGAATAAAGAGTTCAATTCATTAGGTGACCCACAGACAAAAGACTTATCTCGTATGTATTATGTACCTGCGGAATATCCAAATGCATTTAATTTTATATTTAAGAATGATGGCAAAGAACTCAATCCTAAAGAGTTGATGAATAAACACGAATACGTCGATAACAGCGGAACGTTTATATCTAAACTACCAATAGAAATGCAGAAGGCTATTCTTCAACATAGAAAAGATAGTCTTACAAATACTGATTACAGTTGGTCAACCTATCACGATTGTAAGTTTGTCCATAAAAGATTAGTAGAAGAATACAAAAGTATCTCATCAAGCGGCTGGTATCACAAGATGTATCAGATAATGATTTCTATTGCGGGCTCTGCGATTAAGTATAAATATCCTATAACAGCAACAGAAATATCAATCTTATGCAGACAAATAGATTTAGAAACAGGTGGTTGGTATAAGAACCGACCATTAGAAAAAGAAGCTCAAAGAGCATTAGATTATGTATTAGGAAGTGAACTATGAAAAAGAAATTATTAAAAAGTAAATTACATTACGTCGGCCGATGGAAAGTGACATCTGGTCTAGAACCCAAGTATACGGGTAATGAATATCCAATAAAGGTACTTCCTGTGGACGACATTTGGGCATCGGTTCCAAAAGCAATTCAACATCACGGTCAAGACTTTTACGAGCCAGTAAAGAAAGATATAAAAACGTATGGTCTTTTCTGGCCAATTATGGTTGTAACATGTACTAGACAACAATTACTAACGCAGAAAGCAAAATGGGGTGACAAGATTAATAACCCACCATTTTGGATGTCTTCTGATTTAAATGAGAAGATGTATGTTGTTTGGGGTGGTTCTAATAGATTATGGATAGCAAGAGAGTTAGGTTATACACATATTGATTGTGCTATGATGCCAGACTTTTACACTGCTCATACTCTACAAAAATGTATGAGAGAATCACACCCACAATATTACAAAATCAAAGGTTAATGAAAGTACTTATTCTAAAGCCGAGATTGGATATACCATTCAAGAGTAAAGAAACCAATCCACCAAAATCAAATAAACCATTGCCTGCTATTCGTCAGCACTGGGATAATTTTGTGGAGAAGAAAAGAGCAGAACATTTAGCTGCTGGTGATGAAGTGATTCTTATAGAAAAACCATATCTTCAAATAACAAATAAAGATGTAGAAGATATTGGTGCAGATAGAACATATGTTCCACATCATCAACAAAATACTTTTAATGGTGATTCATCTTGTCTTTATTATATGCAAACAGTATTCCCTTGGTTGTTTACTGTAGATAAACTTGGTTGGGCAGGAGGTGCTTCATTTGCAGATGATGACCCTGGTAAAAAAGACTTTGACTTTGGAAGTGCTTTTGCTACATTTCAAAAGAGAGTAGAAGAAGGTCAATCTAAGTATACACACGATACAACAGAGTATAAACACGATGGTGAACCTTTTATCTTTTGTCCGTTACAGATACCTCACGATAAAACAATTGAATTACACAGTGACGTAAGAGTAGAAGAACTAGCAATTAGATTAGCGGAATGGTCAGTTAACTATGGCATCAATGTTGTATTTAAACATCACCCTGCTAATTCATCTGCATTACTTAATATTGAAAGAGAAGTAAAAGGATTTAAAAGAGTTAAGTTTTTAGCCGCAGATGTAAACATACATTCTATTTTAAAACATGCTGATGCTTGTTATACGATTAATTCTGGTGTTGGAATGGAAGCAATGCTACACGAAATACCAGTAGTTAGATTTGGAGATGCAGAATATAATAATTCAGTACATAAAGGTGATATAAATAATTTAACAGAAACTTGGAATCAAGTTAATGCTGGAAGAAACCCTGGCATGGTAGTTAAGTATATGAGATTTTACGATTGGTATATAAACCACATTTGTTATGACACAAGAATTGAAGAAGAACACAGCGGTAGTGACCACGTTCAACAACCGTCTATATAAAGAATACGCTCACAGATTTCTAAATTCGTATAAGTGGGATTTCCCTTTATACATTTATACTGAAGATAATTCTCAAGGGTTAGACCTATTCAAAGAAGTGCCATCAGCAAAAGAGTTTGTTGAAAGAAATTCAAATAGAGCATTCAAGTCTTTTCATCACGATGCAGTTAGATTTTCATATAAGGTTTATGCTTATACTGATTTCATTCTAAATAAGTCAGAAGGTTTTGACGGAGTCATTTGTATAGATTCAGATAGTGTCTTTTATAGAAGTTGCGATCAGGCTTGGCTTGAAGAACACATTCATCGCGATGATTGTATGATGTCTTACTTAGGTAGAGGTACAATGTATAGTGAATGTGGTTATTTGTATTTCAATCTAAATCACCCAAAGACAAAAGAGTATGCAAAGGAAATGAAAAGAATGTATGACTCTGACGATTTATATAAGTTACAAGAAAGCCACGACAGCTGGGTTTGGGATTATGTGAGAAAAGAATTTGAAAAGACTGGTGTAAAGAATCATAACATCGGTGATAAACAAGATGGCCATGTTCAAATACGTTCGAAGCTCGGAGAATTATATGACCATACAAAAGGACCAAGAAAAAGAACTGGAGTTAGCCCCGAATTTATACACAGAAATCGTTGACACTGATTACTGATATGATATAATAATACTTATAATTTTAATACTATGGATTGGATAACTCAAAAAATTGAAGACACCGAATATTGGCTTCACGTCAATGACCGCCAAGGTACACTTCCACAAATGGAAGAAGAATGTGCTTTGTTACAACAAGAGATAAAACACAAGAAAGAAACTCTTAAACTATTAAAAGACTTTTTACATCACCCATTAAGAAAATCACACGATTATAAGGAGACATTTTAATTATGGCAAAACATGCAAGTGTTGGAAAAAAACCAACAAAAAAAGTTCGTAGAAGAGGTGTTCACGCAAAGCGACAAACATCTAGGTTAAAACAATCTAAACATTATAAAAAAAGATATAGAGGACAAGGAAAATGATTAATATATTTGTAGGATACGATTCAAAAGAAAAGGTAGCGTTTAATACGTTATCTTATTCTATACTAAAGAATAGTAGTCAACCGATTGCTATCACACCAATTTATCTTGATAATATCAAAGATACATTTGTTAGAGAAAGAAACAATCTGTCATCAACAGAATTTTCTTTCAGCCGTTTTATCATACCACATCTAATGAACTACCAAGGGTGGGCATTATTTATGGATTGTGATATGTTAATGAAAGCAGACATCGCAGAGCTTTGGAGATTAAGAGATGATAAGTATGCCGTTCAAGTTTGTAAGCACGATTACATTCCTAAGAGTGCAACTAAATTCTTAGGTCAAACACAAACTGTTTATCCTAAAAAGAACTGGTCATCATTCATGCTATTGAATTGTAAGAAGTGTACAACCCTAACACCTGACTATGTAAATAGTGCAACAGGATTAGAATTACACCAATTCAAATGGTTAGAATCAGAAGACTTAATTGGTGAATTACCACTTGAATGGAATTGGTTAGCAGATGAGTATGAGTATAAAGAAGATGTTAAGAACATTCACTATACAGAAGGCGGACCATACTTCAAAGGATATGAAACAACCGATTATGCCGATGAATGGTTTGAACATTATTCAGAAAGTACTGAAATAAATCTATAATGAATTTACGCCCCTATCGTCTAGTCAGGTCTAGGACACCGCGTTTTCATCGCGTTAACCACGGTTCGAATCCGTGTGGGGGTGCCATTTTAAAATGAATTTTAGTCTATACACAAATTATGGAGCTCTAAATTCTCCGCCAATCTTTCAAGCTTTTGCTAATGGTGTAAAAGCTTTAGGACATGAAGTATCTTATAATAATGACGATGCTGATGTTGCGGTGATATGGTCTGTTCTATGGGACGGACGTATGAGACCTAATGAAGCTGTATGGCAAAACTATAGAAATTCTGGTAGAAATGTAATCGTCATTGAGGTAGGAACACTATTTCGTAGTATTACTTGGAGAATTGGAATCAACGGAATAAACCGAGAAGCAAACTTTGGCCTAACAGGTAATGACGATTCTCGTGTTAAAAAATTTAAATTAACTTTACAAGAAAACAGAAGTAATCCTAATGGCCCAATCTTAATTTGCACTCAATCACCAAAGTCTAGACAATGGAGAAATGAGTTACCAATGAATACTTGGGTTAAATATGTAATCAAAGATATTAGAAAGCAAACAGATAGAGATATCATTGTAAGACCACATCCAAGATATCCAGTTGAAATGGTTCAAGAAAAGAATGTAACATACCAACAACCCAATCACCTGAAGAATGATGTGTGGGATTTAAAAACAAAAGATGCATTCGCAGTTATTAATTTATCGAGCGGTCCAGGTGTTCCCCAAAGTGTTGCCTGAACACCTGGAC